GAAAGAGAAGTTACTGAACATGAAGAGGAATTAAAGTCAAGAGTAGCAGATGTTGGTGGTAAAGTTGATACATCTGATTTGGAAGTTAAGTTAGATAAATTGATAGAATTACGCCAGGGTGATGAAACACAGCTTAGTATTCTTGAGAAAAAACATAAAGATGATTTATTGAAAATAGAAAAAATGATTATGCCTTTATTGTATAATTTGAGAAAGAATCCTGAAGATGTTTATATTAAATGGCCAAACAGGAAAGAAATTATTGATAAACAGATTAAGAAGATAGTAACAATAACACGAGGAAAATAAAATGGCATGGTTACCTATAACAGACATTAACGATGTGCCTACTGGATGGCAATATGAAAATACTGCTACAGCGGCTAATACATATTCGGATACAGTTGGCTCGACCAGCTCTTATTCAGGTGGTATAAGAACTTTTACACACCCAAATGGAAACGTACAAAAAAATTATGTAAGATGTAGAAAGACAGCTGATAGTGTAGAACGTGGAGAACTTTCTAAGGATTACTATGATGCATTTACAGTAGTACTCTAATACATTTATAGTTAATTCATACGCTTAGCGTCGATTTAAGACGATTATTATAGTAAAGACATACCTAGGTATACTTAAAGTAATAAAGTCTTAAATCGACGCTAAGCGTTCCTGTAAGTACTTGTTTTTAAAGGAGTTAGCAGACATCAAAAACGACATATGTAACTCCTTTAGATTCAATGACTTACAAAATGATCTTATTCCTTACATACCGAGTCTATGTTTAGTATAATAGTAGTATATTAATTATGAGAATAGAATACTTTAAAAAAGGTCAAGTGGTAATTAAACAAAATGATAATACTCATGATTTGTATATTATTGAAAGTGGTAATGTCCAGATCATAAAGAATGGAGTGTTAGTTGCTACTCTTGGAAAGAATGAAGTATTTGGAGAATTGGGATGGTTAGAAAATCTACCAAGAAGTGCTACTGTAAAGGCTTCATCGGATCTTGTTTTAAAGGTTATTCCAGCCAAAGAAGCAACTAAGTTTATTACACAAAATCCTTCAGCATTAATGCCGTTATTGAGGGTAGTTTGTCATAGGTTACAGGATACATTACAGTTTATTAATAAAGTTCATGATAAGTGAGAAGGAGATCAACCTTGAATAAAGTTAAACAACAAATTTATCAAAATATTATTGATTCGATACGTTTAGTAAATGATTATAAAACGGTTGATCATTTGATTCCATTTGAAGATGATGATAAAATACTAGAAGAAATGTCATATACATTGGTATCATTGTTAAGACAGAAACCAGAACGTATTAACATAGAATTGTTATCACCAAAACAGTATGCACTTCTAATGGAGACTAAATAATGAATCCGATTGTTGGTTTAACAGGTAAATATGGTCTACCAATGCAAGAGAATTTTAAACTTTATCCGTTGATTGGAATATCTGGTAAAGCTAGAAGTGGTAAAGATACACTTGGTAGATACTTGTGTGATACATACTGTTGTTTGCATTATTATTTTGCTAAACCTCTTAAAGAGGGAGCAAAAGTTATGTTTAATCTATCTGATAAACAGATAGAGAATAAAGAAGTACCAATCGAACCTTGGGGAATATCACCAAGAAAAATATACCAGTTACTTGGTACAGAAGTTGGTAGAGTTATTGATAATAATGTTTGGGTTAAAAATGCTGAAATGTTTGTTGATGATAATCCAGGTCGTAGTGTTGTTATTACAGATTGTAGATTTGATAATGAAGCATTGTGGATACGAAATAGAGGTGGTATAGTTATAAATATTGAAAGAGATCAAGGTAGTATTATCGAAAATGGTCATTCAAGTGAAGGTGGATTAAAACCGAACAATATTGATTTGACTATTTGCAATAACGGGAGTATTGAGGATATGTGTAACGAGGTTACATATTATATTCAAGAAGGAATTACTGTATAATGGGAAAGTATGAAGCACTATTAGAAATATTTGGAAGAACAGTTATTTGTCTTGCTATTATTTATTTTGTAGGATTGCTGTATAATTGTTGTAGTTGAAACATTTTGGACGGGGGTTCGATTCCCCCCGCCTCCACCATATTCAACAATCATGGGGGCGACTAGGTTTCGACAGGATGAGGGATTCTACAATGACAGCACCGAGAAGAATGATGGCTCGGTTATCAATCATTCAAACTATAGTTGACAACGACTATGATGTAGCAATTGCGGCTTAATTGACGCTTGGGCCTGGTCCACCTCGAAACAGAACGGACCACCTTAATTATGAAAAATAAATTTATAAATGCACATATGGAAGTTGCCAGAGTTTATGGTAAGTTATCATCAGCAACTCGACTACAAGTTGGTTGTATTATTGTTAAAGATGATAGAATTATATCAATTGGATATAATGGAATGCCAAGTGGTGCTTCTAATGTATGTGAGGAAAACGGACATACAAAACCAGAAGTTATACATGCAGAAGCTAATGCAATTTTAAAGTTAGCAAAGTCTACAGAGTCAGGACAAGATTCATATATGTTTTGTACTTATGCTCCTTGTGTTGATTGTGCTAAGTTAATATTACAGTCTGGTGTTAAAAAGTTTTATTATGAACAGAAATATAAAAATCAAGATGGTATAGATTTATTAAAGAAATACTCTCATATAAAAATATGTAAAACTAAGGAGTAAATATTATGAAAACTGAAAAAAAAGAACTTGAAATTATTTATCCTAAAAGAGATTGGTTAGATGCTATAATTGATTATGTTAAAGAGGTTCAGAAAATGTGGGATGACAAACTAGGTAAGTTTATTGTTAGAATGAGTAAATAAGTAAATACAAAAGGAGATAAGATGGAACAGCTTACGAAAAACTTTAATTTAAGCGAATTTGTTTGTCATTGTGGATGTGGTAGTGATTATATTAACCGTGATCTGGTTGATAAGTTACAATTGGTTAGAGATAAGATGGGACCTATGTCAGTTACTAGTGGAGTAAGATGTGAAGCACATAATACAAAAATTGGTGGTAGTTCATCGTCCAGTCATATTGATGGTGTTGCGGTAGATGTAAAATGTGATTCAGGTCCTTTTCGTCAGAAGATGCTTACAGAGATGACTAAGTATTTTCAGAGAATTGGTATCGCGAAGAACTTTATCCATGTAGATGTTGACCCTGCAAAGTCAAGGTCAGTCTGGTTATACTAGGGTAAACTTCTTCCTTGTGTTATATGACAAAATTTGTTATAATGTATATAACAATTAAGTAATCAACTAATAACTAGTTGATGGTTGTGAATGAGATCGTTATTAATCTTTAAGGAGTGATATTGAATGAGTGTTAAACATGGTATGCCAAAAGTAGGAATGAAGAATGCACGAAAGATTACCCGCACCGAGTCTGAGTTGACAGGTCTTCCACGATGGGTTCAGATGTATACGAGTCCAGCAACTGGTCAGGTAGCTTTTAAGAACGCCAATATTGTTGGTGGTGCAAAAGCAGTAGGAGTTATTCGCACTAAACTTAATGCGTTTTATTCTGCGTAGTTGATTGGTAGTTAACAAAAAAAGGAGGGATGGGTGACTGTCTCTCCTTTTTTTCATCTTTAGAGGGGTTGCATATGAACCAAGGTCAATATAATTTAATGTTTTTGATTTTCTTCTTTATTACTTCTGTATGTTTATGGAAAGTTGACAGTGGTGTTCAAAAAGCTTTAAATGAGGTAGATATGTTAATCCCTTTTGAAGTTGAAGATGAAACTAAAGGTTTAGTTCTTAGACAAATTCAACCTAAAAAATATGCAGTTAAAAATCAAATTCTTGATCTTTCAAAAGAAGAAAGTAACTGTCTTGCTTTAAATGTTTATTTTGAAGCAAGAAATCAAGATACTCCAGGTCAGATAGCAGTTGCATTCGTAACTATAAATAGAAAATTAAATAGATATTTTAAGAACGATATATGTGAAGTTGTGAAACAAGGATATAAGAAAAGACGTGGGTCTTGTGCTTTTTCTTGGTATTGTGATGGAGTATCAGATAGACCTAAAGATAGAACTGCTTGGGCATATTCTAAAAAAGTAACTAAATGGGCTGTCGATAATTATTATACTCAACTAGATTATTATTCTGAAAAACCAACACATTATCATGCAGATTATATCAAAAAGCCTTGGTGGACAAAAGATATGAAACGTATTGTTAAAATTGGTAACCACATCTTTTATTCAGGAGTATAAATGGCAACGGAAACTAACAATAAAAGCTCACCAATACCAGAAGACCAGGATACATATTTGTTTATGGGTCCTGTTACAGATGAAACATGTAAAGATTTAATTGGATACATTTTATGTGCAAATATAACTAATCCACGAGCAAAGTATTTAAAGTTAATAATTAACTCTGTTGGTGGTGATTTAAACTCAGCGTTTGCTGTTATTGATATATTGAGAGGAAGTCCAATACCAATTCATACGATAGGATTAGGAACTGTCGCTTCAGCAGCATTTTCTATATTTATTGCAGGTGAAAAAGGACATAGGACATTAACACCAAATACTTCTATTATGTCACACCAGTATACTTGGGGGGCATATGGTAAAGAACATGAACTGTTTTCTACTGTTAAGGAATATGAATTAACTACAGAGAGAGTAATTAAACATTATCAAAAATGTACTAAATTGAATGAGAAGCAGATTCGTCAATATCTATTACCACCACATGATGTTTGGTTAAGTGCTAAAGAAGCAAAAAAACTTGGCATATGTGATAAAATAAAGGATGTTAAATAATGCCAATTGATATATCCTTAGATATAGAAAAATTAGTTAGTGAGAAAAAGATTTCATATATGGAAGCTGTTTTACTATATACCGATGATATTGATGGTGAAATAGAAATGGTTTCCAAATTATTAAATAAGTCTATTAAAGATAAAATAGAACATGAGGCTCAAGAGCTTAACATGTTAAAACGAACCAGTAAACTTCCATTATAGAAAGGAGAAATTAGGAAGTAATATGATGATACAGAGTAATACAATAATATAACGTAATAATAAGGAGTAATAAGAATGGCAAGTTTCAATGATCTAAAGAAAAACAGAATGTCTAACCTAGAGTCCCTATCTAAGCAAGTTGAAAAACTAGCTGAGAAACCTACATATGGTGATGACCGTATTTGGAAATGTGAACGTGATAAGTCTGGTAATGGTTATGCAGTAATTCGTTTTCTTCCCGCCGCAGCAGACGAAGATACCCCTTGGGTACAACTTTGGTCACATGGTTTTAAAGGACCAGGTGGTTGGTATATCGAGAACTCATTGACTACAATGGGTAAAGATGATCCTGTATCAAAAGCAAATACAGGTTTGTGGAACTCTGGTATTGATTCTGATAAGGAT